AACTTTTCAACTTTATTTAAAGACATACCATCCAGTGATAATATATTTGTCTTCTTTCACTGCTTTTATACCTCTATGTGTAAAGGTCCATTCACTTGGCCATATAACTGTTAAACCTTTTTCAGGCTTTACTTTTAATTTTTGATAATACCACTCTGTCTCCCCACCTTTTTTAACATCATTTAAATATGTCATAAAAACTAAATGCCTATCACTTACTTTTAAAGCTGCTTTCTCACAATGCCAACCAAAATAAGCTTGTGATGGTTTATATTTCTGAATATTAAAAAGAGGACTTAATCCAAAAAATCCATATTTATCACAAAACTTGTATTTCTTTTTATACATTTCAAGGCATTTATTTAATTCTTTAAAGTAAGAGTTTAAAATTTTATATTGCGCAACATCATTTATACCTAAACTAAGATCTGTACTATCTTTCTTTGTTTTATCTATTATTTGATCACCTTGAACTCCTATTATTTTATTATTAGATTCATCAAAAAAATTTATTAAATCATCACAAATAGAAGTTTTAGATATATAATAACCTTCAATAAAATTATTATTTTTATTTAACTTGTGTTGTTTCATCGTTTAAAAAAAACAGGCACACCTAGCATGGGTCTTCTATCTAAATAATTTTCTTTAGCTATTTTAGAATTTGCTTTATTATAATGTAGAAATACTTGACCACAGTTCTTACCTTTAAATTCTTCACGCCAATGTTCTAAGTCACAACCTGAATAGATTAACATGTCTCCAGGTTTTAAATCAATTTTAATACCAGCTCTTTTAGTATTTCCAGTTGGATCAAGATATATTGGCCAAGACTCACCGCCTAGATTTAATGTAGTAGATATTTCGCATGAATATCTATCTTTATGTCTAGCTAAAATATCTCCATGTTTATAAATTCTTGCATAAGAATAAGTTTCGGATAATTTTATACCAGTATGTTTTTCCATAATAGGCTTTACTTCTTCTAATAAAGTTTCCATTGCAATGTCACCATAATGAGAATAAGTATTTGGTACTTGTTCATCATGCCATATTCCAAAATATTCTGTAAAAGGTGAAATATATTTTTTATCAAATAAAAATTTTGCAACCTTTCTTTTATTTAAAAAATATTTATATATAAAATCTGCTAACTCAACAGATATTACTTTTTTTATTACTGTATATTTATTTTGTTTAAATGACATTTGTCTCCTTTATTTAAATGGGTACCCTAAATTCCAGATAACCAAACTATTTCTTTCACCACTTTTTACAGGACATACCCTGTGCCATACAAAAGAAGGAAATACAACTAATGATCCTTTAGGTAGTATCTCTTTGCATTTACGTATATTAGGTTTTTTATTAGGCATATTGTTTCTAAAATCAAACTCTAATTCTCCACCCTTATAATCTTTTGGATCAGATAAAGATACTGTTACTGATAGTTTTCTAATTTTACCATGAGAAGGAGTATTAGGTGCATCATAAGGTTTATCCCAACTATCACAATGCCAATCATAATACTGACCTTTTTTATATTTTGTAAATTGACATTCTTCAGAAAAATCCCAATCAAAATTCCAACCGGAATCTCTATTTGCAGCATTTATATAAGGTTGAATTTCTCTATAGATCCAATTATCATTCATCCAAACAACATTTGAATTTCTTGTTTTTTTTAAATCTTTCATTTGTTTTTTAGTTAATTTTGTATCACTGCTATAGTTACCTGTAATTGCTAGCGTATCTTTAATTTGATGACCATAGCGAACAATGTCATCACAAATACGTTCTGGAATTGCTGACTTAAAATAATGATAATAATTAAATAACTGCATATAACTTTCGATTTGCAGAATACTTTACATTAAATTAAAAGTAAATAGATTTTATTAGGACACCCAGGTTGTTCCGTTCCATTTATAAATGGTAGGATTTTCTGAATTATCATTTGATTTAGTAGTTTCCCAACCTGTACTGTTATCAGCTTGATAAGCAGTTTCATTCCAATATATAAAATATGTAATGTCACCTTCTTCTGTAACTGTTGGATAAGCTATTGGTGCTTGCCAATCATTGTTGCCATCTAAGGACCATGATGAAAAAGGTTGAGGTTTAATAAATACATCTTGTGTCGGATTATAAGTAAAACCCTTAGAAGCGTATTGTTTTCTAAAATTATTGTTGTAAGAAGTCTGTACCCACTTTACACCTGTTGCTGAAAAAGGAACTATTGTTTCACAAAAAGAAGCTGCTGTTTGTGATTGATCTCCACCATTAGCATTTACATCAGCATCGTCAAATACTAATACTCTTACTACTATATTGTTTTCATCTAATTCTGCAAAATGTGCCATAATATTAACTTAATGTTAGTGTTCCTGATGTATTAAATGTTGCTACTTTACTACTTCCATCTGTGGCAACTGTATTACTTCCTGGAGAAACAGATACTCCTGCTGAATCAGGCACACGTACTATTACGATACCAGGACCACCTGATCTACCGCCGGAGTTCCAGTTTCCACCGCCTCCTCCGCCGCTGTTAGTAGATCCACTATTACCACCAGATCCCACGCTATTTGCTCCATTTCCTCCGCCACCGGATCCGCCGCTGCCGCCATTTGACCAACCAGTTCCGCCGCCGCCGCCAGATTTTGTAATAGAAGATCCTGTGATAGAACTTGAAGAACCACTTCCGCCTGGTCCACCATTATTGGGGTTAGAATTTGATCCATTACCACCAGCTCCGCCGCCACCTCCACCGGCTAATCTTCTTCCAGATCCACCGTTGTTTCCTTGAGGAGGACTTACAGGTGGACTGTTTCCTGATCCACCAGGAATAGTTGCGCCAGCTCCACTATCCATTCCGCCACCTCCGCCAGATCCACCGGATCTTCCTGAGTTACTTGCATTAGCGCCGCCGCCACCTCCACCACCTGTGGATGTAAATGAATTAAAAGTTGAATCACCTCCGTCGCTTCCATTGGATGCTGATGATCCACCTGTTCCGCTACCGCCACCACCAACAGTGATAGGGTAAGAACCTGCAGATAAAGAAAAAGCAGAAACTCCAGGAACGCCAAAAGAAGTTCTAAAACCTCCACCTCCTCCGCCGCCCATTCCTCCAGCTCCGCCGCCTCCAGCTACAATTAAGTAGTCTGTAGAAATAACTGCTGAAGCTGCTCTAAACTGACCTATTGAAATTTGTCCTGAACTTGGAATAGGACCGTTAGGTGCAGGTGTACCGGAACTAACTAAAGGTCCACCTAAATAATATTCTGATATTGCAATTGGATTAGTACCACCAAAAGTAGTTTGAATGTCTGATAATCCAACATTAGTAGAAGGGACTGCCATGGATTATTTCCCCTTTTGTGATAAACTATCTACCTTGTCTTGTAATTGTTTGACTGCTTCAATCAATAGACAAGTTAGTCTGTCATATTTAACTGCTTTTATACCGTCAGGTCTTTGAGCAACAGCTTCAGGTAAAACTTTTTCTACCTCTTGAGCTATAACTCCTACATCTTTTTTTCTAACAAAGTATCCATCTTCTCCACCTCTTTGATCGATGTATTCTTTTTTCCAATCAAATAAAACTCCATTTAATTTTTTTAAAGCATTTAATGGATTAGGTATGTTTGTAATATTTTCTTTAAGAGCTACATCAGAAGAATAAAAAGCTGTTACATCATTAGTTGCTCTTATCTCACCAGTAGTTCCAGATGCTGCAGTTCCTACTCCAAAAGAGTCGAATTGAACATCACTAGTTGTTGTTAATCCTAAAGTCGTTCTTTGAGCTGCTGCGTCTGCATCATCTAACAATGCTTTACCAGCAGATGTTAAATCATAAACTCCAGCAGTGCCGGATCCTGTAAATTGTATTCCTTTATCCGCTGCTGATGTTAAACCAGCTATTGCTGCAAGGTTTGCATTATAAGCTTGAACGTCAGTGCCTACTGTTAATCCTGCTAAATCATTATTAACTTCAACAATATTAGTTCCATCTGAATAAAGAATAGCTTTATTTTTTTCTGTTCCACTAAAAGTGAATCCTGTTCCAGAAGAAGTTTTAACAGTTACGTTATGTGCACCTGTAGTTGCGTTTTCTATAATGTAAGTTTTTTCTATTCCATCTGGAACAACTACGTTTACCGCACCTGCAATTGTACCAGTTAATTTTAATACTTGATTTTTACCGTTTGATACGGCGCCATTAGAAAAAGTTAAAGTAACTCCTGATGTAATAGCAATTGCTTGATAACCACCTATTGCTTGTTCAAGAATTAATAAATTTGTGTTTGTAATTTGTCCCCAAGTTCCTGAATTTTCTCCAGTTGCTTGGACTGTAAGTTTTAAACTTGCAGATGTTGAATTTGCCATATTAAAGTCCTTATATCGTTTATTTTATAAAAATAAAGAGTTACTGTCAAACTCTTTATGCAACGACCTCCTGCCATCCTGGAGGATCTATTGGAGCAGAACCTGTATTAACTTCGTTCCAGATTAAAGCACTAGCATTATTTAGTGCTATAGTCAACGGAAAACCAGTTAGATCTACTGTAACATTACTAAATACAGTTTCATCGCCTAAAGCGGCTGTTAATGGAAATCCTGTAACATTAACTTGTTGATTTAAATCAACTGTTACGCTTCCTAAATTAGCGCTCATTGCTATACCTGTTGGGACAGGTAAAACACTTGCTGAAAATCCTAAAGTACCTAAAGCGCCAATCATGAAATTTCCAGTAATCATCGCATCAGGTGCAGGGTCAACATTACCTAGAGTTAATTGGGCTACATTTAAAGTGTTAGCGGTTACGTCTACATCAACAATAATTCCTCCAGATACAGAACCTAAATTTGCACTCATTCCAATACCTGTTGGTATTGCAGTTGCATTAACACCTTCTATGCCCCAAGAATTTATTCCCCATCCAAGTCTACCCCAACCTGCTAAATTAAATGCATCAACAGTACCAAGTCCCATAGACATTTGATTACCTGTCAACATTGCATCAGGGCCAGCATCTACTGTTCCTAAATTGTTTGTAAGTGGAATACCTGATGGAGTAACTAAAGCTAAACCAAAAGCTGATATATTTCCAAGATTAGATGAAAGAGGAAAACCTGTTGCAGTAACACTAACATCAATACCAACACTTTCATTTCCTAAAGAAGCAGTTAAAGCTTGACCAGTTACTGTAAAAGTAGGACCAACTTGATCTCCCCATTGATTATCTCCCCACGTGCTTACACTCCACGTTTTACCTGTAGCAACATCCATAAGTCCACCCATTCCTATTCCATGGACATAACATAAATAATAAAAATCAGGAGTTGTTACATCTACTTCGATGTATCTAGTGGTAGCAGCGTTAAAAGTTGTAGTGTTTATATAATCTGAATAATTTACAGCACCATCAAGGTAATAACTTACCCCAGATGTTAAATAATAATCTCTGCTAGTAGTTGATGAAAATATTAATGGATGACCATCATTAGACGCATCACTCTGTTCAAAACGTAAAGTAGATGAAATAGGCCATACGATATTACCTGGTCCAGTCGAACTACGTGTTCCATCTACATAGTAAACGTTACCCGTACCTCCACCATACAAGTTACCACTTGCAACAGTGACTGTATAAGTTTTATCCGCCATAGGAGCTTCCTCCTATTAGCCCGATATTCTTAGTATCGCTGCTGTTGATGTTGGTGCTGGAAACTGAACTGTAAACGTACCTGAAGTAGCTGTTTTGTCTCCTCCAAAATCTAAAACACAAACTGCAGAGTTAGTAGTTGCAGATGATGTGTTGTAAATTAAAGCTCCTCTTGCCGTCAACGTAACGTTTTGAAATGACAAGTCAGCAAAGTCTGCTCTTGCAACACCAGCTGTTAAAGAAGTTGGATTGTTTACAAGTGCTCCGCCACCAGATGAGTAGTTTGATGAAGTAACTTCATTGCCTGTTGTGAATGAAGTTGTTGCTGAGTTAAGAGTAGCTGAAGAAGTATAAAGAGCTAACTTAAATTTATCACCACCAGTTTGCTTAAAACTAGCATCACCTTCGAGTAATAATTTTTTAAAGTTGTTTGCAATTGCTTGTGTTATAGCCATAATTTATTCTCCTATTTACCTATACGAGGAACACCGCTTTGATATTCATCTCGTCTTCTTCTTCCCATTTGTTCAATAGAGAAGCCTTCTACCACTTGTTTATACTTTTGTTCGTATAATTGCAAGAGGTCTTGTGGCCCTTTTAGAAAACCATAAGCCTCGACAAGGCATGCATACAGAAGTCCATTGGGAAAGTTTGTACTTATATATGTTGTTGTATTTGTACTCGATAATCCGGGATCTTTCAAGATATAATTTAACTGAATTATATAAGTTTGATCAGGGGTAGGAGCCACAATAATTCTATTTTCATCCCACCAGCTATAATATTTTGGTACCCCAGTCACAGCAGTTGGATTAAATTCAGACATAAAACTTGTGTCTCTCCATTGTAAAAAATCTCTTTCTTGATTAGTATTTCCATCAGCTAACTCAGAGTCTACAATCTGAGCAGATCTGATAACCAAAGCATCTGTTGGAGTATCTATAAATCTAGTAGAAGCTATTAAATTAGCTGTTACATATTTTCTGTTATTATCAGAATCTATATCTCTAAATATTCTGTATTCTGCATCAAGAATAATACCATCTAAAATAGTGTCAGATAATACTGTTGATCCAACTTCTGTATAATCTCTGATTTTTGTTTTTAATTCGTCGTATGTCATCCTTGTTTAGTATCCAGCGGTCCAGCTAAGACTTGAATACCTCCTCCTGTTTCTGTACTCGAAGCATTTGAAACCAAGTTAAACGTATAACTATTTTCTAAAGTTATTGTAGAAGGTTGGCCTGCTTGTTGTTGAGTTGTTTGTATCATAGTTATTGAATAACCGCCAACAATAATTGCACCTGAATTATGAGCGCTGGCAGTTGTGTTTTTAGGTAAGACTCCTCTAAATTGTGAGTTAGTTCCTCTCACACATCCTGTTAAATCATTACTTGATTTACCAGTATATTGAATAACTTCATTGTTAAAATAAGAATCTCCATTATCCGATACATCTACTTTTTCAATCATAAAAAATCCTGACGTAGGAAATGCTGAGGCATCTGTTAAAGAAATAGTTGTGTCAGTCGCAGTTATGTTTGAAGCTAAAGTTGTAGTTAATTCTAATGTAGATTTTGCTACACCACCAACAGTTTGAGATTTAACTGCTTGAAATCTTACAATGTCATTATTTACTCTTGCACTGTTAGGTTCTGATACAGTTACTAAAGTTGAACTTGAAGCTGTTGTAAAAGGATCTTTAGGTAAAAAATCTGTAGTTCCAAATTCTGTTCTTGCAGGTCTTGCTTTTTCTAAACCTTGTGGATCAGCAACAAAGGGTGTTGGTTCTAATTGAGGTTGCTTACGTTCAAACTCTGAGTAATGTACAAACGCACCATTCCATTCT